AAGTCTGTAGTTCTAGCAAACGCTATTGATCTTGTAATAACTACAGTAGAGCCACCAGTTGCACCAACCACGGAGTTGCCTGTTGTTGTATTAATTGTGCCAGTAGAACCATCCCCTCCTGATACTGTGTAATGTGTGGATATAGTTTTAAGTGTGCCATCAACATAAAAGTTAAGATCAGCTTCATCAAAGAACTCAAAGTTCACAGTAAAAGCTGTCTGTGTTGCACCCTGTGCTACAGTGTATGAAACTCTTGGGGTATTTGCACTCAAAGCTATTGTCATATTCGCACCTTATTTGTTGTTAATGTTGTGTGCAACGCACAAATCATTGTCTTGTAATACTTCTCGATAGTTCTCTCATGTCCTCAGCAAAAGGTGTTAAGCCAATTATAGGCAGGTTGTACGAGAATCTTTTCAGACCTTCAGCCGATTGATCTGTCAATAGTTCGTGTGCACCAAGAACCCACTCCCTCATCATTCCGGGTGTAGCACCTGCAAAGTCTGCAAACTGATCGCCTACTGTTGGCTTGTACTTACCCTTTAACCAAGAGTCATCAGGGTTATGCAAGCCTGTAGCTATTGCAGAATGCAATGCTTGATAAGCCAAGTCTGAATATATGCCCGTAATACCAGACATTTCAAAGCTACGCATCATTAACTCAGGCATATCTTTGTTTTCAAACCACCAGTCAGGCTTCTTGATAAGCAATGTAATGTAACTCATAGCCATAAGAGCAGACAAGCCTGCCATTCTATGTTGTCTTGATGGGTCTAACATAGACGCTGCAATTCTATTCGTTGCTGCAAATGCAAAGTTATAGAACTGAAAAGGAAATGCCATCACACCAGATTCAACTCGTGCCATTGGATACGTAATGTTCTTACCTACCTTAATGCTTGCTCTTTCATCAACAGTAACTCCTAATTTATTCATCCATGGCTTATGCTTTACGTAAACAAAGCCATCCATAATCATAGGCCTATCAAATGCAGTAGCATGCATGATTGTATTACGTGATGCAGATGCAAGATAAGTCATCATAGTTCTTTTAAGTTCTCTATCTAATGCAGTTGCTTCAGGCCATTCAGCTAGATTCAGGACTGGCATACCTGATTCTGTTTTCTCCCATGGCATGTTAGATATACGTACAGCTACATCTCTTGTAATACCATACCTGTTAAGCTCTTCTTCATCCTTAGCTGCAGACTTAATATTGTTTTTAAGATTATTAATCTGTTCATAAAACTTAGGTATGCGTATAGCCATATCAATCTCTTTACCTATCTTGGTAATAATTGATAAACCATTGCCTATATAGAATCCTTTTTCCATTGCTTCAACAGCACGCTCAAGACGACCGGGTTGCATATCTCTTGCTGAGTCTACAAGAAATTGCTTCTGTGCTATAGACTTAGCCATCTCCATACCCTCGTTTACATAACGAAGATTCTTTACGTTAGCTTTTATATTATCCCAGTTACCATCAACAGCCTGTACTGCAGTTCTAAACACACGGCCATAGCCATGTTCAAAGATAGGCATAGCAACAGTTTCAATTATAGATGTAACACCTGCACCTGTAAGGTATGTCATACCTGCAACTTTCTTAGTAAGTCTTGAGTACTTATTATCCCACCTGTCAGCAGATCGAATCATTTGTCCTGATTCTCTTTCGTAGTCAGCTAAGAAGTTAGTTCTTATCTGTGCAATTCTTTTGTCTGATAGACCATCAGACTTCATTATGATTGTGTGTGTCTCAAGCAAATCATCTATGCTTTGCCTACCAAATGTTCTTGCCCACTCGATTCTAAATCCCATCTTGTCTAAGTAGTTCTCAATCACACGATCATCTCTAATGATAAAGTCTTTTACTTTCCACTCAGGTATGTTGGTAGCACGTATCATAAGGTGTTTGCCCTTACCCATACCAACACCATTCTCATGTAAGTTGTCACCTATCTCAAGAATCTTATTAACAACAGCTTCTGCTTCTGCTCTTGCTTTGTCAGCTTTACCTCTGATTTCTACGTCTATCCACTTGTCGCCATCCCATTTCTTGTATGTACCCTCTTCAAGAAAGTGATCAGCAAATACTTTTGTCAAAGCCTCACGCTTCTCTGCACTCTGTAGCAATGTAGCTTTATCATAGTAAATTGGAAACTTGTAGTTCTTACGTGTTGGTGAGTTAAGTACACCATTTAACCAGATGGTATTTAACTTACCATTCTTAATTCTTTTTTCTGCAATAGCTATATCAGCTTCAAGACTGCTTATATATTTAGCTTGCTTGACTGTAAGCTGTGGCTTATCTGATTTACTACCACTACGCATTGCACGCTCAGTCGCATTATCCATTACAGATTTAATGCTTGCTCTTAACTTAGGGAGTTCAAATTCACTGTTCTCTATATCATTTGCTATTTGTTTAAGTTGGTTGCGTATACCCACATCATCACCAAGTACACCAACTTCTCTAGCCTGCTCATCAATAGATCGAAACAAAGCATCAAGATCATCTAGTGCTTCTTTAATTGTTTCCGGCAACATCTTGTAATTAGCTGCATGCCATTCTGGATTGCCATTGTCAATGTGTGTCATAACCAAATCATCAAACCATTCGTCGTATGTCTTTTGAGTTGTGTCTCCACGCATATATCTGTTTGCTCTTACTGATATAGATGCTACATCAAATCCCATGAACTCACCTGTACCAACACGAGACTTCATAAACTTCATGTACTTCTCACGCATTCTTATTCTTAATGCGTATGCTTTACCACCATGTAGCTTTGCCCTTGCTGATAAAGACTGTGATGCTTTACCATATTGATTGCCCTCTAATGCAACGGATGCATTGAATGACATCTTGTTGTAGTCATCCTTGATAAGAGTGCTTAAGTCTTTAGCCTCATTAATAATTCTTGATGGTATAAACTTGCTTACAAAACCTATCCTTGAATAGATTGTTTCTTTGATAGCACCAGTCTTGGTGCTTGTTTTAAGACGTTCGGTTTGTGCTCTGTTTAATGCAAGTGTATTAATACGCATTTCATACGCAAGATTTGTTTCATCAGCTAGTCTAGGAAACTTACCATGCATTAGTTCATGGAAGATAACAAAGTCTACAAACTCATTCTCATCCCTAAACCTATCTATATTACCAAATGCAAATTTAGAATGTTGATATGCTGCATCAGTATACTTACCAGTATCTCTTAACTTTTCTAATTCTGCGTAACCTTTTAGTTTGTCTTTAGATTTTTCTTTTAATCTTAGAAACTTTTCTTTAGTTCTCTTAACATCTACAAAGATAGTACCACCCTCATCTGAATGTATGTGTGAGCCTAGTACATTCTTCTTGTCATGCTTTGCTTTAAGATCATCAACTGTCTTAGGGTCACGAACTATCTTCTTTACATTAAACTCTCTACCATAGGTCATCTCTAATTGTTCATCAGACATTTCAGATATTGTCCTACGCTCAATAGCAGGATCAACCATCTGCTCTTTAGATGCAGGCTTTGTAGCTTCAGGAGTAACAGGCTTTACTTCAGGAGTTGCAGGAGTAAAAGGCTCAGGCCCAACAAACTCACCTTTCTCTTTTAGATCAGCCATCTCTTTGTTTAGCTTCTTTAACTTCATACCAGAGTATGTGTTAGCTATACCTTTCATGCCACCACCAAGTAATGAAGTCATTACAGTTGATGCACCAATGTTCATTGCAACTTCGTGTGGTGTATTCATTGGATCGAAAGGAGCACGTATAGATTCAGACGCTATACCAAAACCAAAGCCAACCTTAGCACTTTCTTTAGCTACGCCAAACACAGAGCCTGCTGCCCAAGCAGCCTTAACTCCCATATTAAATACTGGCATGGCAAATGCTATGTTGAGTGGGTCTGCTATTCCTGCAACCAATGCAGGAAACAAACCACCTCTGTCCATTGTCTCTCTACGCTTTATACCCTGATCAATACCTGCCATAATAAAGTCATAATGTTCTCTGTTCTTTGCCCTAGATAACTCATTCATAAATTGATAGTAAGTATCTGTTTCTTCTTGATCTTGCCATTTGAAATCAGGGTCTTTATCAGCGTCTGTAAACGTAACTTGCTCTTGTATGAAATTAGTAATCGGCATCCATTGATAGCCAAGATGTGCTGAAAATGTTTCTCCAAACGATGGGTCTGGTGCATCTACATACTTTTGATACTCAGTAAATATAGGTCTTTCTATAGCTTTCTGTCTTGGTGCAAAACTAGTGTAATCTGATTGTTTATAAAAAAGTTCAGACATTAATAACCCCTTACTAGTTGTGCTACTTTCTTTGCTCTGTTAGGTGTCTGTGTAAACCAAGTAGTATACTTAGCACCCTCAGGTGAATAGTTGTGTATCATGTGATCTCGCACCTGCCCAAATAACATATCTCTTGAATCAGAACCTTGAGGTTCTTTAGCTGCCCTTTTAAGCAATCCAAAAAACTTGGGCCATTGTCTTTTAGCTTCTACACCTTGTGCTGTAACATTTTCATATCCTAATTGATACGCAAAACTTATAAGGCCTATTTGTCTGTCCGTGTTAATTGTATCCCAGTCAGGAACATCTCTCATAAACTTGTTAGTTATCTTTGTAACTTTTAAACTAACAATAGCCTTTGATTCTTTATCTGTTATCTTATTTATATCTTTTATCATGGCTCTTTCATCAGGCTCTAAGCTTGATATAGCAATACCATGACCAATAGAATTACCTGCACCATCTGGATATTGAAAAGGATTAAAGCCTTCTTCTACCATAATGAAGTCAGAAGCTTTTACATGTACTTGTATAGGTCTCTTTGCTTCAGATGAATATATTATTTCATTAAGCTTATCTTCATTAATAATATCTGTTTGACCAAGTGAATCTGTCACTGCTCTAAGCAATTCAGAACCCTCTTTCTTTAAAGCATCAAAGAATTTATTTTGTATTTCAACACTTTTCTCAGACACAATCTCAAGATTTCTTACAAATTTTTCTCCTGTATCAACTGCAAAGTTACTAACGTCATCAGATACTCCTACTATATTGTCAAGTAATGGTGACCTAGTTGGTGCAGGCTCAACAATATCAACTGAAGATTCAGTAAGATTTGTTGCATCACTTGGAACTTGAGACATTCTTTCTAAAGAAGTGTCTGCAACAAAGCTTTCATCAGTCACAGGACCTTTGATTGGTGGTGAACCTAATGTAGAACCTGTTGAATATCCTGACGCATACCAATCAAGAAGTTTCTTTCCTGTATTTGCCCACCATCCTTTATTAAGCAAAGCTTCTTCACGTGCGTCTGCAGTATCCTGTATTCGTTTGGCATGTAGCTTACTGTCTACTTCTTTTGTTGTGAACTCTATCTCACCAAACTCTTCCATGATAGGTTGCCCATCTTCATTAACAAGAGTCCATCTGCCAGAGCCAGTAGTTCCATTACTTCTATCAGGTAAAAGAAAACCATTTTCACCAAGAATAATATCTTCAGCTAAGTAACTTGAATTAATTTTATTTTGAAATAACTTAATAACCGTTTCTAAAGTATCTCCCTCATAGTAAGAAGCTAAACCACCACGATCCTTGCCACCTTTTTCTCTGTCAAAAAAGTTAAAGTTTGTTTCATGTTTTTTATATATACGCTCTACAGTTTCCTTAACACTTGAGATTGCATCTTCAACTGATTGATTACGAACTTCCAACCCAAACTTTAGTAGTGGTATAACTGCATTTGTTTCAAACGCATCTAAGTCGAGGTCCATTTTATTAACTGTTCTCTTTAAAAAATCTTTCAGAGAGTATGTTGTTTCTTTAATTGTTGTGTCGTGTGCCATTACTTTATTCTTAACTTCAATGTTAATGGCGTTTTGTTCTTCAATAGGTCTATGAACTGATTGATAAGCTTCGATAGCACCAATGCCACCATTCATTAGCTTGTCTACTGTTGCTGCTTTATGAACCTCTAGTCCTTTAACCTTTGTTTTTCCTGCAATAACCTTAGCTACATTTGTATAATTTTCTATTATTGACTTAGCTAACTCAGGTTTACCTTGTTGTATTGCGTTATTAATTTGAGTTGTAGCTACAGATGGCAAATTAACAAAGTCTAGTAAAGAGTTAGGTACAACAGAATTACGTTTAACATCTTGTAGTATGTTACTTAGATGTGGTTTATTAAGTAACGCTACGTCATTCGCTTGCATGTCTCTACCCAAACGAAGAGCATCTCCATAAAAAGAATCAGCTAACTTAGAGTCACTACCCAACCCATTTTTAATAGCAACGCCTTCAGCTTCTACTGATAAACGTTTACTAGTTGCTGCATTACTTCCTGCAAACTTACCCTCTGTTGTTGCTACAAATGCACTAAGTTTTTTTACTTGAGTAATATTTAATTTGTTTCGTATTGCTTTAAAATGATTGTCATCAATCCCATATTTAGACAAGATGTTTCTATCTTGATTAGTTTGTATAGAACCTAAAGCTAAGCTTCTGTCATAAGCAGACATAGCAAACTTGTTACCTTGAAATTTAGTAAGAGTGTTTTCTATAATAGCTTGTCTTGAGTTAGTAACTATTAAATCTTTTTTTTCTTTATAGTAAGGCGAGTTGACTGCATCTCTTTCTATAAGAGCATCAAGTATATCTCTGTTGACTTTATCTATTGCATCTGCATCTTGAGCCTTGCCTGACTTTCTTAATTCATATGATTCGTTAATATAATCATCTACAATTATTCTTTCTTTTTCGTTAGCTACTTCTTCTTGTTTCTTGTAAACATCCATCTTTAATTTATTTGAATGCTGAACCATAAGACCTGTAGCATTACTGGCGTACTCACCAGTATATTCTCCATAACCATTATCTTTTAAAGTCTTAATTGTTTCTGAAATATATAGATTGGACTGGCTTTCAAAAGCTTCTGGGTCATCTTTATATTTAAGATGCAGATCATTAAGTTTTTTACTGGCATCTAATTGTAAATCATTAGCATATCTTTTTCTAAGTAAAGGACTTGCTGCCTCTTTAGCAACTTGACTTAATGATTGAGGAAGAGGTTCAAACTTTAAATTGCCGTCAGAATCTCTTGTTTGCAACGAACCAACGTAATCTGCCCCTGCTTTTTTTTGATCTATAACTGCATCTTGAAATGCCATAGTTGATATTTGATTACCTAGTTTAGCTAAAGCATTACCAACATCTGCTCCACCTGTTCTAGTGTCTATGACACCCATTGGCTTGTTAACAAATGTTGATGTCTTTGCTTTTAAAAATTCTGCCATTATACACTCACAACTGGGGGTAAACCTCCACCAGAGGTTCCCGGACTTATTTTAGAATACTGATGACCTGCAGTTAATAAACTGCCAACTGCTGCAATTTGACCTGCACGTCTTGCATTCCTTGCTTGCATACCTGCAATCTGTATGCCCATTGATCGTTGACTTTGTTGGCTTACATATTGCAATCTTGCTCTATCAGATGTTGTTCTAGCTTCTCTTTTCATTCTTTCTTCTATAGCCTTTAATGATCTATCACTTCCAATGTCTCTGCCCATGACACCTCCAAGAGATTGATTTACACCTAACATCACATTAAGATTTGCCATTCTTATATTATGTTCTTGCATTGCAGTTATTTCAGCATCTTTCTTTTGTTCTTCTATCTGTGCCTGTCTTGCTCTAGCTTCTGCTGCCTTAGCTTTACCTGCTTGCATTGAACCATAGGCACTTAAAACTGCACCTGCAACCATCCAATAACTCATCCGAACGCTACCTCCACTACCATACCATTTAAGTCTAAACTAAAAGGATAACTCTGTGATACATTAACTCTTGGGTCACGACTGTATCCAAGTATCCTAAACTCTTCCTTACCTGTAATTGCAACTCTGTCTACTGACATATCGTCAGTAACATTCCTAAACACTAAGTCTTTATCATTGACTGACACAGCTAATGTAGAATGTAAGTCTAATACAACACGGCTAATTCTTCTTGGTTCTCCAGTAAGAGGGCCACCAATAATACCTGCATCCACTGGCAAGGTCGTGATGAGAGGAACGAATGCGTAACCTATAAAGCCAGTGGACACACCTGATTTAGCTAATGATGCATCTATCTGTGCTCCAGAGATTGTAAACTCTCCAAGATAATCATTACCACTAATTGCTTTGACAACTGCACCATTAGAAAAGTGTGAGGTTAAACTACCAAACACACTATTCGATGCACTAAATTCATCACAGAAATCCATAGGCATAGCTACTTGAAACTCTTCTAAGAACAGTTTGGTTGTACCTGAGCCATCATCTCGTGAGGCAACAACAAACAATCTTTCATGTATAGAGCATATCGAATGCCACTTACCTGTTGTATCCCACAAAGACCAACCTTGTTTTTGTTCTCCACGTATAGAATAAAATACAGCTAACGTACCATCACTGTTAAGTAAGAACGCATATGATTCACTTCGATTCAACGCACCTTTGATTGATGTTTGCTGTACTGGGTCAACTATCAAATGAGGTGCAAGTCCTGATACAGCAACAGATGTATACGATGCTTCTGAATCAGCAAATAGAAACTCTCTTAATGCACTACCAGTTTTTTGTATAAACAAAGTAGCACCATCAAATACACTAGGCTTTACAAATGAACTGCCATACGGAGTCTGTCTGCGTATCTGTGCATTAGCAGGAGTAACTGGCTTATCTGTTGGTGCTTGTACAAATAACTCTGCACCTGTAGTAAACACCTGTAAGTCTCTGTTAGATACTAAATGTCTGATAGTAAATATCTCACCAACGTTTGCAGTAAGATCAAGTGCATCGTTATCCTCACCATCACCTACATCAAAGTTATAATATTGCCCAGACTTAGAACCCCATATACCATCAGGCTGTGCTAGTGTACCACCAAACCATAATCTGTTTTGATGAAAGGTAACTGCTGCAGGAAATCCACGCACTGCTGAATAGCTTTGCTCTTGCCATTCTGTAGTTGCTGCACCTGTTGCCACCCTTGGAGCACCACCCCCATCAGCCGAAGCATTAGATGTAGAACTTGACCCTGCTGTAAACTCATAAGTATTCTCGTCAATAACAGCAGTAATAGACCTTGTACCATTAATTTTATTAATAGCTAATCCACCTATTGTTCCTGCTCTATCTATAACAATAGATGCACCAACTGCAAGTCCATGCAATGCATGAGTGACTTGTATAGTTGCACTACCCTCAGATACTTTGAGTGCATCATTATCTAACTGTTGTCTAAGTGTTCCATAAATAGTCGCTGTGACTGTTGTGGCATTTGTAAATGCAGTTATCTTAGCCTCAGCTTGACCTATCTTTAAATACACACCAACATGATCTGATGTAAAGTAATCTGCTGATGAAGTAAGAGTTGCACCAGTACCACTAGTTGCACTCGATGATAACGTAACACCTAAGTCTTGGAATGAATAGTATGGTTGGAACACATGCTCACTATTTACTGACTCTTCAAATACATATGTCTCAACAGTAAAAGTAGTTAATCCTGTACGTATAAGCTTTCTTGGTGCAACAGTCTGATGAGCAATAAACATAATGTCACCCTGTTGAGCAAAGGTATACTCTTCAAGATAAGGTGCAGATGTTGTATTAACTAACCAAGCCTGTCCTGTAATAGCTTGTATAGAACTTATGTTACCATTTGTCGGGTTGATTTGAAATACTTCTATGCGTGTATTGCTAAAAGCAATTATATATTGTTCATCGTCTGAAAATATAAATGGTTCTATTCTTACTGTCTGTCTAAGATCAGATGAATAAGCAGGAGCAGATGCAAAGTTATGCCAACGTTTTGTTCCCGGTCTTTTAGTTACACCACCCTCACCACGTATAAAGAAATTACGAACTTTCTCTGCTGCATTTTTATAAACAGCCGTATCTGTTCTTGAGGTTAATGACGGACTTATCTCACCAAACTGAAAACTATTTTGAGGTACTCTTATCCTTGCCATTAACTCAACCTATTTGTTCTGAACCTCGTGGTTGTCAATCCTCTTGATGTTTGTTGCTGACTATCAAGGTTTCTTGCTTTAGCCATTAACCTTTCTGCCTTTACTTCCATCATCTCCATAAGCTTATCGTCTCTAGCTATTGATGTAGCAAACACAGATGCTAATGCATATTGAACAGCTAACGCAAAGTAAGATGGAAAGTCTGTCTCAGGTGCTCTGTATGTATAGTCGGCTATTAATGTATCGTTTGTTGTAGAATCTGAAAAGATTTTGTCGCCATATACTGTGTATATAATTTTATTGTCGTTGATTGTAACTGCATGAAGCATAAGAAGATTGCTTGGGAGTTGATGTGCTATATCAAATCTACCAGTTGGGGTGTCTGTTAGTTGATTTAACACTGCTTGCTCTGTTGCAAACCTCCATCTTGCTACACACAAAGATGACCTAACGACATCTTCATACATGTTAGATGCTACCAAAGCCTCAGTTGAACTGCTTTCAAAAGAAGTAATTGGCTCTGCACCGATGAGCACTAAGGCTCTCGATGCAATATCCAACGCTGAATCAGATGCCGTTGATGCCATTTATTTTAGTCGCCGTCTGTTTCTGCCACTGCAGTTCCGTCAGAAACGTCAACTGTTGTGCCATTGTTTGATAAGACAGTAACAAAGTTTGTTGTTGGTGTATTAGTATCTTGAACAATAATTAAATCTCTTACGTTCAACATATTAACTGATTCCCCAGTAAAATATCCTGCTGAATTTACTGCAGCAATCGCATCTGCTGTTTGATAAATCCATAAACATACTCCACTAGCACCACCAATTTTGTGAAGACCACTTGCACTATAAGCCATTCGACCCTCCTATTAATTGTTGTCAAGAAGTTCATAAATACCATTGTCATCTATGACACTAGCACCCATGGACATCATTGAGGTTGCAAGGTGAGAAACTTTCTCTGGTACATAATTTAACTCAGTAGTTACATTAGCACCAATGCCTAAGCCTACAGCACTTGTATGATACGCTAAGTTCTTTCCTGCTGTAATAGCAGAAGTAGACATGATGTTAAAACCTAGAAAGTTCTTCATGGTCATTCCACCTGCGTATGGTAAGTTCTGATCACCTACGTAATCTGATGATGCAAACTCTTCAATTAAGAAAAGATCAGCAAAACCTTTAGGATGCATAGCAATATAACGCTGTCCATCTTCTGGAATGTTTGCTGTACCAAATGTTTCAAATGCAGATAACAAGTCTGCCTTTTGAACAGCACTACTTGTATCATGTAATTGAGTTGAGTTAGCACCTGCATCCATCGCTGTGACAAGAATCTCGTCTGTCTTACGACCTAATGCAGCAGCAGCAGAAGTTGCAATAGCTTGACGCTCATCAATGTTTGTCTTGAGTTCGTCTAACTTGTCAATATATTCTGCAGCATAGTAGTCTGCTAACGTTGCTTCTACTGTGGTATGTGCTAGTTCCATTGGAGTTACCATACCATTTCTTGATTTAGTTGAAGCTGTTCCAGTACCGATTTTTTGAAAGCGTACAACGCTTCCTGCAACATTGCTTACGTTACGAACAGTGTTCATTAACTTAGAACCCATTCTTTGATAAGCTAAATGTACCTCGGACTCGAACTGCTTAATAAAGGCTGTGTCTATTGTATTAGCCATTATATAGTCCTTTCCCTGCATATAGCAGATTGTTGTTAAGGTTGCTCTCGGTTATCTGCTCTTTGCTTCAACTGGTTATCCGTTAGGGCCATCAGCTTATTACAGGCCGTGTATCATCAATGGATGGCATATAATAATTATTCTGACAACGCACAAATCTAACTACCTTAAAACCATTTTGCATTATTATATCAGGAAGTATGTCAAACCCAAGGTAACCAAGCCATGAAAGAGTCTTGTAATGTTCTACAGGACAAACATTTTCCAATAAATAATACTGACTTTGAAAGTACTCAACTATAGATGGAGAGAATTTCATAAATGTTTTTGGATACTTTTCTACTTCATAACTACAAAGCATCCATATCCTACCTACAAGATCATGTTGTTTAACTACGCCAAACATCATAACAGGTTCATCGTTTAACAAAGCAGTATAAGTTTCAGCCGTATCCTCTTGAAATGGCTGCATTAATGCACGCCAAGGATTCACGCCTGCGATCACACACTCTCTTACATCTGTCGATCTTAAATTACTTTGTAGTCTTTCGGCATGACTTGGTCTTGACTTTACAATAAAGGCATCGCCATACTTACCTACCCCCGTGAAGTCTCTGCCAGTCACTGTTTACCTCCCTAACAAATGCTTCATCACGTCTACCCTGTTGCCAGTATCTTGGGTCTTTCATCTTAGCTTCAACATCAGCTTGACTTACTTGACCTGCAGGCACACCAGTTGGAGATACAGTGCTTCCTTTTGTTTGTTCGATAACATGTTCCAATGCTTTGATACCTGCAGAACTTGAACCTAATGTAGCTACTGCTTCTTGCATAGCAGGATCAGGAAAGAACTTATTCATCCATAACTGAACAGCTTCTACTCTAGCTGTTGCGTTATCTCCTAGTTCTTTTGTAACAGATTCAAGATCAACCTGTTGACCACCTACTGCATTAGCATACTTTTCAATACCCTCTGCAAATTCATCTTGGCTTAATCCATTCTCCCATGAATAGTTAGACCACCAGTTAAGTAACTCATTATCTACAGCCTCAGCTTCATCTATAGATTCTGGTAATACATACTCACCTACTGACGCAGGTCGTTCTGCAAAAGCTTCTGTTTCCATTTCTTCCATAAGCTTAGTGCGTAATTCTTCTTCTCCTTTACCAAGCTTACCCTCTAGTTCACCATATGCCTTTGCCATATCAGCAGGGTCACTAAATTTTTCAGGTAACCATTCAGGTCTAGCAACTTCTGTAGGTGCAGTTTCTACTGCAGGTGTTTCTGCTGTTGCTTCAGCAGGTGCTTCACTTTGTGTTTGTAGTAATGTTTCTTCCATGATTTATCCTCTCTGCATGTTGAACACGTTTAGCAATTAATGCCACTAAGTATCTTTGTCCCTCAAGATGCCTTAACTCTTCAGCAGATATGTTTGCTCCAGTTATTGCTTCTATCGTTATAGACTTCAGATATTGTAAAGTAGCCAGACCACTGGGGGAATTAAAGGTACTGGCTAAATCTTGGGAAATCTTTTCGTCTTGTTCTTTTGAACGAGGGTATCCATCAACCCCCAAGTGCTTGGATGTTTGGGTTTGCATTCGGGTCTATTCCTGTTTGTTGTTGCATCTGTTGTGCCATCTGTACCATCTGCTGACGCTCACCTACATCACGAATCAAATGGTCTGGCACACCAAATTTCTTGGCTAGATAGATAGCCGTTTCCTCTGAGGATACAAGGAGATTAACTACCTCTGGACCGAAACGGCCTGCAACCATTTCGAGAAACCTATCTAGGGAAACAATGTCTTGGTTTGATTGTGCCTGTGCCAGAGGGGAAACACTTTTTATCTTTACTTCTCTACCATTAACAGTAGGTATTTCTATCCTACCTTGCTTTGATAAAAGATAAACCACACGTTGAAGAACAGGCTGAACCATCTCTGCTTGTAGTCTGCCAAATGCAGAACCAATCTTCCTAGATAAATCAGCCATACGTTCTGCTACCTCAGTAGCTGATGCAGGTGTTTTGTTCGGATCGCCAAGCATGTCATTATACAATGCTCGTTTAATATTGTTACGCATATCATTAAGAACTAGATTAGCAACATCAAAGTTACCTGCTGCTCTTATTGGTTGTAGTCCTTGGGAGTTAGGTGCTTTAGGTATTACAGTTCCCGGCACTAAGTTAATTGTATCTACGTTAATAACACCATCATCATCCATCTGATAGATACCTGATATAGCCATCTGTGCATTCTCAAGAACTAATTCTATTGTAAGATTAGCAGACTTAATAGCACTTAACGCATTAACGGCAGGCCCTCTACCATATACTTCGCCACTTGCTTTACTCCAACGGAATGCAATAAAAGGATTAGAACCTACACCTGAGTATTCTTCCTGTAGTATTAGTTGCTTATCACCACACTCAATAACCATATAGCTATATCGTTCTTCGTTCGGTTTATCATATAGCTTACAGGATACTTCTAGTATTTTACATTTACTATCAGGATACTTCTGTATCTTTTCTAATGTCTTAGTTGAAAATGTACCACGTGGATAAGCCACAGGTAAGTCTTCAAACTTTAATTCTCTTTCTCTATATACATGATCTATCCTACCATCAGGTCCAACATCTAATACAACATGTGGTAATGGAATAGAATGAAAGCGTATAGGATTAATAGCATCACCCTCAGTAACAGCAAGCACTGCCGTACCTAAAGCAAGGTCTATAAAACATTCATGAATCTCTTGTGCAAAGTTAGATGTCTGCAGTACTTCAAAGATGTACTCAGTTACTTTATCTAACTTATTATTAATATCATCAGCTTCTTCTGGTGGCACTTCACTGCCTGCAACAAAGTCTGCCCATCTAGCAAAGTTAGGAACTAATCCTGACTGTAGTCTTGATGCAAACTCTTGCACACCAACCACTGCTGTCTCGTCAAAGATTCTATCATCACGTCTTTGACCGGGAGTATAGTTCTTAAACCCTTGTCTTTGTGGAAGGCAGTACTCAAATATTTCGTCATAGAGTTCTTCAAACTCACGCCTAATTGTTTTGGCCTTTTCGTATTTGGCCATATAGCTTTGAGCTAAATCAATCATTAGGTATCGTACCTATTGTAAAAACCAACACCACCACCTGAGCCAGTGAGTAATGATCGTCTACCAGTACCCTTACGTCTTCTTGAGACTGTTTCTTCTAAAGCTTCCTGCTTCATTTCTTTAGTCTTTACTTGCTCTTTAGCTTTCTCAGACTCACGTTCCATTTCTACTTCTGGATCGGGTGCAGGTGGACTAGGACTTCTACCTCCAATACACATATATAACTCCTTTTCTTTTAGCCATAACTATAACATTATAATAACGCAACGCACAAACGTTATAACCTAGACCATAACCCTTGTCGTCTTTGTTGTTTAGGTTGTCTAGTAAATACATCAAAGTCCTTACGTGCATTGAATGCACTAACAGTTTTAAACTGACCCATCACTTGCCTGCCCTCACCTGAGCCTAACATTAAATATTGTAGTGCGTCATGTATATGTGAAAATCTATCCTTTGCAGGTTTGTCTTCATAGCGTTCACCTGATACTTGCATACGTCTATAATGATAGCCACCCTCAAACCCTTTAATTAATTC